GAGTAGGCCGTGGTCGGTGACGCCACCGCCCCCTCCCGACGGGAGTGCGCCCTGGATGGCGATGACCACGGCATCGGCGGGGTTGTGGGCGTCGAAGAACAGGACGGTGCACTCGCGGCCAACGACGACGTCGGCGGCGGGGACGTCGGTGGCTACGCGGATGCCCGGCAGGGTGGTGGGCAGGTCGCCGACGAGCTGCACGTCGGCCTTGTGGGTGCCGGCAGTGTAGGCGCGGACGACGGCCTTGCGTAGCAGTGGTGTGGTCATGGCTGGCCTAGGGTAATGAGGTGGTTGTAGGCGGCGCCCTTGCCGCGCTCGTAGACAAGGGTCAGGGCGCGGACCCTGCGCTTGGCGGCGGTCAGGCCGCGGCGGGCATCGGTGATGTCGATCACGTCCAGGACCTCGAGGCCACAGTGGACGGGGGCGACGATGTGGTCGGCGGTGGCCTCTAGGGTGGCGGTGCGCTGCTCGGCAGCGGCGCGGTCGCTGGCCTGGGCGGCGGTGGTGAGGTAGGGGTCGGCGTGGTGGCGGGCGGCGGAGTAGGACAGGGGGATCTCCGTCCAGTCAAGGGCTTCGCCTAGGACGTCGCCTAGGACGCCGCCGAAGACTCGGTCGTGGTTGGCGTCCTTGAGGTCGTCGCGGTAGGTGGCGGCGCTGATCTCGTGCTGGGTGGCTGGGTTGTGGTCGAAGGCGTAGGAGGCGGCGGACGCCTCGCTGGCCTGGGGCCACTTGATGTAGATGTGGCCTGCTCTGGTGAGGAGGCGGTCGGGGACGCGGGCAAGAAGGCGACGGATGGCGGCGAGCCCGGAGGCGAACGTGGGCATCTCCATCCAGGCGGCGATGGGTGGCGGGTCGACCCAGATGGGTACTCGCCACCAGTCGCCTTGGTGGTGCTTGGGGTCATACCGCCAGGGGGACCAGACCTCGATGGTGTAGCCGGCGATGTAGGGCGGTGGGTCGAAGGCGGGGTGGACGGTGAAGTCGGGGGTGAGGTTGGCCAGGGCGGAGCTGGTGCTGCCCAGGGAAGAGGCCTCAAAGGCGACGCGGGCGAGGAGCCAGGACATGATCTGGTAGATGCTCTTGGTCTGGGGCCACGAGTAGGTTCGGGACGATGCCCACCTGTCGAAGAAGTGCCAGGCGTCGCCCATGAGGATGCTGAGGGTGGCGCGTCCGTCCGGTGGGTAGTCGTGGCGCAGGCCGACGATCCAGAGGGCGGGGCCGTCGGAGCTGAGGGCGTCGTAGCCGGGCGACACCTGGACCTGCGCGCCCTTGCGGATGGCGACGTTGGGGCCGCTGCCCAGGGTGTTGTACTGGCCGTTGGCGTTGTCCAGAACAATCGTGCTGATGGCGGGCTCGAGGCTGGTCTCGGTGATCACGGCGGTGATGATGTCGGCGGTGACGTCGATCGTGTCGCTTTCCAGGGGGGCGCGGAAGACGCGGTTGGCGCACGTCAGGAAGATGAGGCTGGCAGAGTAGGGCATGGCGAGCCCGTAGTCCTGGTCAAGGTTGAAGGGGGCGGGCTCGCGCCATTGGTTGTTCACAAAGTCGGCGGTGGCGGGCATGTTGGTCGTCATGATGCGGTCGTAGGCGCCGGTGCCGGTGTAGCGCTCTCGGAAGGATGCCCTGATCACGTCGGGGCAGGCGACGTTCGGTGCGTGGAAGGTGACGGCAGAGGCGACGGCGGCAGAGACGATGGTGATGGGCGTGCTCCAGGTGGCGGTGCCCTGGGAGTAGCCGTCGCCGAAGATCTGTCGGACGAGCTTGGCGTCGGTGGCGTCGGCGCCGGTGGCGAGGCAGTTCCAGTCGGGGCCGTAGCCGTACATCATGGCTAGGCCGGTGAGCGTCAAGGCGGTGGTGGTGGACACGACCTTCGCCTGCCAGACGGTGGACAGGCAGCGGTAGGCGGCGATGTTGGTGCCGTCGTTGACGATGACGCACTGGGCGGTGGCGGACTTGGCAGCGGCAGCGATGTGGGTGATGGTGCTGGTGTGGGTGAACGCTAGGGCGAACGCCGACCAGTTGGCGCCGCCGTCGGTGCTGGTCGCCATGTAGACCTGGGTGGGCGTGGCGTTGTCGACGGCGTAGGCCCAGAGGTAGAGGCCGTAGCGGGCCAGGGCGCAGAGGCGGGTGGCGGCGCGCCAGGATGTCCAGGAGCCCCAGCCCATGACGCTAGAGCTGAGGATGCGCTGTCGGTAGAGGGTGTTGGCGTCGACACGGAGTAGGGTCATGTAGTAGTCGGTGGTGATGGCGGCGGCGTGGGGGCCGTCGGGCTCGGCCCCGGAGTAGGTCGTCGACCAGGTGGGGGTGCGGATGTTGGCGAAGCGGGTGGAGATGACGGTCTTTAGGTAGGGGACACGGGACAGCGCGCGCTGTGCGGTCGTGAGGGCTCCGGCCAGGGTGCGCATCCTTCGCTTCTCTCAGGACAGGCTATGGCCCTGGGTCGGTGTCCTGGGATGGGGTGGGCTGGCTTGGTGTGTAGAGTCGGCGGATGCGGACGGCGGCTCGGGCTCGGATGCCGCGCCAGAACTCGTCCAGGAGGTCCTTGCTGAGGGTCTTCCAGTCGCGGTCGACGCCTGGGCCTCCGGTGCTGATGCGGTTGACGGCGTAGGCGGCCTGCTGGCGGCAGGCGTAGCCCTCGGCCCCGGCGGCCAGGATCTCCTCCTCTTCCTCGCTCAAGGTGGACGTGCTGACGTCAAGGGTGTGCTGTGAGTGCCAGGAGACGATGCAGTTGCCGCCGCTGGGGACGGGGCCGCTGAGGATGGTCAAGGTGTCGATCCACGAGGAGAAGTCGACGTAGGTCTTGGGGTCGGTGCCGGTGGGATACTCGACGGCGACGATGCGGACGCGGGGCGTCAGGGCGGTGATCGAGACGTTGCGGGAGCCGTTGGTGGTGGCGATGGTGGTGGACTGCTGCCTGGGTATGGAGTGGGAAAGCTGGCGTAGGGCGTGGGAGATGAAGCGGTCTAGCTCGGGGTCTGTCCAGAGGGCAGAGGCGGCGTCGTCCAGGTCGTCCCTGATGCGCAGGCGGATGGCGGCAAGCAGGGCCACGGGGGCCGCCTAGCTAGGGCGAGCCCCGCGTAGCTTGGGCTTGGCCTTGGTGGGGGTGCGCGGGGGACGGGCCGCCGCAGGAGTCGACGGGGCCTGGACGTCCCCCGGCACAGGGGTCACGAGGATACGGCCACAGTTGGAGCAAGAACATCCGTCCTGCTCTAGCAGGACCTTGGTCTTGCAGCGTGGGCAGTAGACGCCGGCCATCAGGCGAGACCCTTCGCTCCGCTCAGGGTGATGACTGCGGTCATCAGTTCGTCCAGTCGAGGGCGCCCGAGATGCCGTCCAGTCGGGCGACGGCCTCGGTCGCCTTGAGAACGATGGCGGTGTAGGCCTTCATGCGGATGCGGTTGGCGTCCTTGGTCTCAAGGGTGCCGACGTTCTCGAGCTGGATGATGCGCTCCAGGTCGTCCTGGGCGTTGGGGTCGTCGGCGCTGATCCCGAACAGGCCGGTGTCCTCGAGGCGGCAGGCGAAGATGGAGGAGCCGAGGCCTGTGGTCGGGAGGGCGTAGGCGCCGGACGAGATGGTCTCGGTGTCCAGGATGAAGTCGCACGGCAGGATGGGCACGTCGCTGTAGAAGCGCACGGGGCGGTTGATGCCCTGGACGGTGGACAGGGCGAGGTCCCAGCCCTGGGAGCGGGCCAGCTTCTGGATGCCGCGGATGCTGCGGCGGCTGGCGATAAGGCAGGTGGGACGGGGCTTGACCAGGTCGATGAGCTGGTCGAGGAGGGAGAAGGAGCCGGCGCCTAGTACGGTGGTGGCGCCTGCGTGTACCTGCTGTCCGGTGGCGTCGCCGCTGATCAAGCGGTGGAGGCCGTCGAACTCTTCGGTGGAGACGGTGGTGCCGTAGATGGCCTTGTCGCCCCACACGTCGGCAAAGTTGCGGGCCTTGATGGTCAGGAGCTCGGCGACAAGGTCTTGGTCTTTCGAGCGGGTGATGGCGAGGAACTTGTCGATGTCGGCGTCGCTGATGAGGATTTTGAGGGCGGCGGTGCACTGGGTGGTGGTGGGTGTGGCCTCGGTGACGGTGCCGCCTGCGGCGATGAACGTGGGGGCGGCGGCGGCGAGCTCACGCTGGTACTGGAGCGCGTTGCCCCGGATGGGCACGAAGGGCATCAGGGCCAGGAGTGGGTTGACCTGGACGGAGATCTCGGCGACGCCCACGAGGACTTGGTTGGTCGAGTACTTGTTGGCTTCGGCTAGGGTCAGGGCCATCTACGTGCTCCTGTTCGCGAGCCCGAACCGGATGCGGTCGATGCCGGTGACGCCCTCCGGTGCGGTGGCTGGCTGGCGGGCCGCTGGCCCTGGGGTGAAGCCGATGGGCCGCTTGGGGGGCTCGGCCTGGGCGGCGGCCGTCAGGGCGGCCTCGGCGGCTGCGTTGGCGAGCTGCACGTCGCGGGTCAGGCCCTCGAGGGTGGTGGCGGTGAAGGCCTCAGCTGGCAGGACGGGGTTGGCGGCGCGCAGTGCTCCGCGCGTGGTCTCGATGGCCTGGTCGAGCTGGGCCTGGAGTGCCGCGAGTTCCGCCGTCTGGTCGGGGGCGGCAGCCCCGGCCGGGGGGGCTGCGGCGGCCGCTGCGGCGGCTGCTGCGGCGTCGGCGTTCTGCTGCTCGAGGTCTGGTTCCATGTTGGTGTTCCTTTCGAGAGAGAGCGTAGACGGCTTAGCCGATTTTGTCAAGGGGTGGTCGGCGTGGGCTTGGCGGTGATCTGGGCGAGCTCGCTGGCTTCCTGCTTGATGCGCTCGAACTCGGCGGTGGGGTCGTCGGCGCCCAGTCGGCCCATGGCGGCGACGCGGGACGATAGGTTGGCGGCAACGATGCCGGTCTCGCGGCTGGCGTCCATGGTCTTGTCGGCGGGCATCACTGGGGTCGCTCCGATGACGGCCACGCGCCCGGCGTTGGTGTGGTTGGTGCCGGTGTTCTGGTCTAGTAGTGCGAGGGTCATGCGGGCTCGTTGGGCGTAGGCGGCGTGGCGTATGAGCCGCTTCCGTTCGACCTTCATGGTCAAGGGACGGAGCTCGATCTGCAAGGCGACGCCGGACAGGTCGCGCTCGATGCCCGCAAAGGCGGCGCGGGGCACCTCGGACAGGTCATGGAGGATGCGGTAGAGCGCGTCCAGGTAGTCGATGTGGATGCGGACGCCGCCGCCCTGCAAGAGGTCTAGCAGGTAGGCCTTGGCGTCGGCGGGGAGCTCCCAGACCGCGCCTGGGCCGACGGTGATGTCCTCGCTCTGCTCGACGCCCTGTAGGACGGCGATGGGGTTGCCTGAGACTTCGAGGATTGAGGACAGGCGGGTGATGCTGGCGTTCAGCTCCTGGGTCAGCTCCTTGATGGGTGTGATGTCGGACAGGCCCCACCACTGCTTGGGGACTGGCACGTTCGGGAAGATGACGAAGGG